TCTGCTGCCTCATAACAAGTCATCTTGAAATGTGACATCAGATAAGCGTATGTTTCCATATTGTCCAGTTTTACATCATATTCACTCATCACAGTCCTCCCCATAACATAGTATGTTTACAGTCTTTCTGTCCATGCCAGCATTATCAAGTACATCCCATGCCATATCTGGTATAAGGCTGTCTATTTCCTTCTCTGTGAAGTCATCTTCAACCCAGTTGTGTATGTCAAAGTCTGGAAGGTCTTGCATATGCATTCCAGTATTTTTAGATATGAACTCATTTAGTTTGCTCCATGCTAATCCCTGTTTGCTCATTGTATTACTCCTTTCTTGTTTGTTGTTATTAAATCTGTGTAAAGGCAAGGATGCTGGGCGTTATCCAGCGACCTCTTAAGGGTCTTCTATTTTGTCCTTACCTCTACACTGTATAACACACAGAATTACAGTTGTTGGCACTATTAAAAATGACAAGCTATGTAAACTGTGTGCGTTCCTCCATCACTCAGAGGTTACTTCTGTTGCTATGTGGGAATGCCTCCTCTTTTCCCATCTCTACCCATATACTGTCATGGAATGACACTCCATATACAGACTCAATTGTAGTCAATACATTTCTACAACTATCATCTATCTCTTCTGCATGTCCCCAACTATCATTTACTGATGGGTCATCATGCATTGGACACCACATTAACCATGCTGTACCTGTACCAACTATTCCTTTCTGTCCAACAACTCCATCTACATCATACCACACACTCCAATAACAACATGTGTTACTGTCTGGTATCATTGTCTTTTGTAGATGTACCCAATTATCTGGAAGTACATCTACTTTCTTTGCTATTGGTGATGCTGGCATTATGCATCTCCTTTCATTTTATATCCAAACTGTATGAACCTTGCAGGTAATACTACATTGTCATCACAATACCCACAACATTGACCTTCTGCAACTGGCATAGCATTACATCCACCTTCCCAGCCATTCTTATCTGCCGTTATCTTTTCATTACATATTACACACTTCATTTGCTTCTCCTTTCTTTTATCCTGTTATTGTTTCTTTTACCCATTCCTGGTATAGTGTCCAACCAAGAACAGACCTAAGTTGTCCTAAATCTTCACTTAAGGTAACTCTACTCTGCCATTCTCTTGACAGTTTATATTCTATTGGTCTTGGTTCATCACCTTTAAAACCATCTACTATATCATTATAATCTTTACAGCGGAGACCGTCTTCCTTTTCTTCTTTCTCTTTTTTTGCTTCTATTTCCCTTTCCCTTGCTTCTGCTTCTTCTTCTATTTTAAACTGCAACCTCTTTTCCTTAAACCAGTCTTCAAGTGTTACCCACTTATCACCTAATCTTGTTAGTTCTTCCATTGCTCTATTCCTTTCTGTTTAGTTTGTTAAATCTCTTCTTCCTTGATACCTACATTGTAAACTATCAAGTATTTCCTTTACATCACTATAACAATCAATGCAGACTTGTTTTGATTCTATTATTCTGCCAAAGTATTTATCTATCCTTGGGTATTTTACTATTGTAATATCTCTTGCCTTCTTCATACAGAGACATGTATCACATTTCCTTTCCTTTTTAGTAAAGGTTAGAGTTATTACATCTTCACTCTGCCTTTCCTTTACCATTACATATTGTTCTTCATTTTTTATCATAACTATTCTGTCCTTTCTTTCTGTATTTATTACACTTAATTTCAAAAATAAGAGACAAAGAAAAACCCCACCTATTATCTTATAGATGGGGTTTACTTGTTAATCGTTATGGAGTGATATTACTTGCCGTTTGTTACTTTGGTTATGCTTAATGAGTTACTATCAATTAGATAAGTATCTTTATAAACATTGAACTTGGTGGCGGTATGTGTGCCATCACCATTATCTTCCACAACATATTGCCCCGTAAGGTTTTTAGTCTTATAACCCTCTATTGCTTTGTTACCTTTCTTATCAAGCAAGATTCTTTTATTCTCATCTCTTGCAAAAATAGGTTCAAAGTAAGTTGCATTATTAACTAAATCACTATGGCTTATAAATGTATTATTCATTTGTAGCCTTACTTGGCGTAAAAGGTCGCTATCCGTAGTTTCTTTTCCTTTACTTCTTGTAGTTACAGATGCAACAATATCACTTTTACTTATGTTTAGTCTTTCCATTAACTTATTCATAATTACCTCTTATTTAGTTATTATTTAGTTATCCGCTATGAATTAAAAGGGTTTGTCTTTCTTACCTAATATCCCTCATAATTTCCTCTATGTCAAAAAGCGGTGCTTTTACAAGCCCTCAAGTATAATATTAGCATATCTTATAAAGCAAGGATTATTTAATAAAAATAAATAAATCTTATTTAGTGCTTGTTATATTGTCCTAAAGTATTAAATTACTTTGTAAGCAATTAACTAAATGAAAGGGAAACAAAATGAAAAAGCAAGTGGAAAATATAGTGTTTGATGACATCACTAATTATGGCATCACCATAATAGGCGGTAAAATGTACCTTGTTAAAGATGGTAAGCGGACAAAGTTAGAGAGTTTAATAATCAAAGAAAGAAAACAAGAAAGAGAGGTAAATTAAGATGTATAAGGATAAAATTATTGAGTTATGTATATTCCATATTGATGAGAAAGATAATAGGATAGAGAACTTACAAGCGGTTAATGATACTTATCAAGGTGAAATCTTCAAACTTGAAGCGGATATAAAAGAGTTAAAAGCGGATAAAGATAATGAAGAGTTAAAAATTGCTCAAGATGGTATTGATGACTTGAATGATGTAGTTAAGGAATTACAAGCGGAGAATAAACATCTAATATTGAGTAATGAAAGACGTGGTGAAATGGTTAGAGAATTACAAGCGGAAAATAAGCGGTTAAAGAATGGCTTTGGTCACGGTGTATTAGTTGAACTTGAGCAAGTTGACGAGTTAAAAGAACAAGTTAAAGAGTTGAAAGTTGCTCTTGAAAACTATCAATGCGGTTGTAAATATCCAAAGGAACTAAAAGCGGATGCGGAAGAGTATTTCCACCATAATCCACAAGACGAAAAGATATGGTATATGTTAATCTCTCCAAGTGATGTAGATGAGGATGGTGTATTGGATGCTCACAAGGATGTTGGAGTTGATGCGGTGGCGGAGTTTGATAACTATCAAGGTAAGATAAGCGGTGATGTATTTAAATAGATAGTATTAATAAAACCGCATACTTAAACCCTCGTAGAAATACGGGGGTTTTTTGTTGTTGTTTGATTGTTGTCTATATGATACGAGCCTATAATACTAAAGGATAAGGATATACACTCTCCCTCCCTCTCCCTCCCTCTCTCACTCCCTACATCATGCACACCTATTACTTAAAGCGGTTGTGTAAGGTGGTGCTTAGGCTTGGTATTATCCCGCCTTATTGGGCGGGGTATTCCCTTTATAAGAATTGCCCTCAAAATTCAACGATAATTATAATTAATAACAAAAAATCAACCTAATAGTCAAGGGTAGGGGGGCAAACCAACGGGGGTACATGCGATATAAAACCCCTGTACTCATTCTAATACAACTTTCCCAAGTTCCTAAATTTTTCTGGAATTTTTTTACAGAACAAGTATCACAGAAGGGTTGTGAGTAAGTTTACTCACTATGTTTTTAAAGTAATATTATATATAGTAATATTATATATATTAATATTATATAGTAATATTATACAATCTGCGTAAAAATGGAACTTTTCATAAATTTGGTATTATAATATATATTTTGTAAATTAACCATAATGGATTTTAAGAAGATTAAAGGTATAAAGTATTATCTATATAACTCTACTGAAGAATTTTACTCTCATAATGAAGACATTGTTGTCAGAAGTAACTGGCGTGATGGCAATGAGGGTGAGTGGGTTCTTACAGATGACCAATATGTATGCCAAATCTTTAAAATCTTCAAGGTTGGTAAAAATGAGTGTGTTAGGACTCTCTGCGGAACTTTCAGCAGAAACAACAAAAAGCGTGAAATGCTTGGGTCAGAAGGCATTGCAGAGCATATCTACTCATTTTCGGGGAAATACACAACAGCGGAAGATAGGGCGGACAATACAAGACATTTCTTATTCGCAAAGTATGTTGCTCGTGGCGATGATGTTTTGGATGCTTACAGGAAAGCATACCCTGATGCCAAGGCTGAGGACTATATCAAGTCCCAATCTGCTAAACTTCTAAAAAAGGAGAGTATACAAAAAATGGTAAAAGAAGAAATACGTGAAATACTGGACGAAGAGGGCGTTACACCTAAATACATTATTCAAGGATATAAGCAAGTCTGCGACATTAGCGAGAGAGATACTGATAAACTTAGGTCTCTCGACAGTTTGGCAAAGATAAGTGGCTTATTTGATACACAGGAGAAAAAGACCGAAGAGCTTACTGTATGGACTGGTTTTTCTCCAGAACAACTTGAGGGAATCAAAGGTAAAAAGGGGCTTAAAGATAATGATGGAAGAAAAACGCAACTCATTGGAACAGTTAGACGAGAATCAGAAGAAATTCAAGACGACTAAGCACAAGAAGATTAAAGACCCTTGTGTTGTTTGTGACGATGAACTTTATTTAGATGGTGAGTTTACACAACGTATTGGTCTTATAGACGAAATGGACAAGGTTACAGGCTGGATGTGCCCACATTGCAAGTCTGAGTTCGATATGGATGGTAAAATAACTAATTTGGGCGGAACTAGTAATATAGCAGGAGAAGCATAATGCCATACGGTAAAGGAATATACGGAAAAAAACGAGGAAGACCCTCTAAAAAGAAAAAAAAGAAGAAGTAATGCCTAAATTTGGAAGAGCAAGCAGAAAAAGGCTTGAAACTTGTGATGAGGACTTAGTTTTCCTATTTGAGGAGGTAGTCAAGTATTTTGACTGCACAGTTTTAGAAGGACATCGTGGGAAAAAACTACAGAATAAGTATTTCAAGGAAGGAAAGAGCAAATTGAAGTTTCCAGATGGGAATCACAACAAAAAACCCTCAACAGCCATAGATGTTGTACCTTATCCAATAGATTGGGAGGACAGAGAGCGTATGACGTACTTTGCAGGGTTTGCAAAGGGAATCGCCATAATGCTTGGCATCCCTATTCGCTGGGGAGGGGACTGGAATAGTAATAATGACCTCAAGGATAACAATTTTGATGACCTGCCCCATTTTGAGCTGAGAAGCTTTTAGTGGGCGATTTCACAGAAATCAACCCAATACTACAAATCTCGCCAACAAGGTTGGCTCGATAGATGGCATACCCCTTAACAGAACAAAAAACTCTACAAAAGCAGAATATTTCTTCTGAGCCTGTACATTCACGTATAAATGAACTTATGACCCTACATGAGTTTATGGCTAATGCAAATATTAAATCTGGTTCAAAGCAGTCTGAAACAATAATGGATATGTGGGTAGAAAATAAAATGCCATATGTTAAGCAATATCCTTGGGACGCTCCTATGTTTAAGGGACAGATTGGAAGACCTTTTTATAGAAAGTCAGATGATTTCCCAGTTTCTCCAGATACGCTTGGCATTAAAAAAGGAGTTATGCATGATTTCCTTGCAGAGATGGCACATGCAGTACAATATGCAAATGTTCCTCAATCTGTAAGGGATAGCCTTTCTGCTTCAAATGTGGCTCAAAGGAAAAAATATGGTGAAGCAATATATGGTTTTGATAAACCTCCTTATACTACTGGTTCTGATACGACAAGTAAAAGACTTTTCTTCCCAACTCATGCTTTTGAGCCTGGGGAAGGGGGCACAGGCGAATATGGGGGAATTGGATATTCTCAATATATGCCTTGGTATGGTGAAAAGCAAGATGTTCCAGTTGAATTTCAAGCACACTCTATTATACAACCATTATTGGAAAAAAGAATGAAAAAAGCATATGATGAAGATTGGAAGGCAGAAAATCCATGGGTTGCCAAAATTATAGAATATTTAGATAATCCAAAGGGCTGGGAATAATTGGCTAATCTTAATTTACATGGAGATGTATCAAGAAACGAAGAAGTACTACAGTCCGCCTATAATGACCTTATTACCTTTGGAAGACTATTCTCTCCACAGGATTTTTTAGCTTCATCAACTCCAGCATTTCATCATGAGGTGGGTCGTCTCCTCCTTGATAAGCGAATACAGCAGTTGGCTTTGGTTCTTCCCCGTGACCATGCTAAGAGTACCTTAGCAGCCACAGCAGTTCTTCATAGAATACTATTCGCAACAAAAGATTCGCCTGAATTTATTTGCTGGATTGGTGAGGCACAAGACCAGGCATGTGATAACTTAGCCTGGGTTATGAATCATATATATGAGAATCCAGCTATCCATTATTACTTTGGGGACTTAGAAGGGAACAAATGGACTAAATCAGAGTTCACTACATCGAATGGTTGTCGTATGATAGCTAAAGGGACTTCCCAGCGGTTAAGGGGTAAGAAACAACTCTCTACAAGGTATACAGGGATGATTCTTGATGACTTTGAATCTGAGCTTAACACTAAGACTCCAGAGTCTCGTCAGCAAATAAAGGATTGGGTAACTGCTGCGGTCTTCCCAGCTATCGATTTTGACAAAAATGGGTTCTTATGGTGTAATGGAACTATTGTGCATTATGATAGCTTTTTGAATGGAGTTGTTCAAAGTGGTAGAGAGGCTGCGAATAACATGGAAGAGTTTAGCTGGAAGGTACTTACCTATAAAGCTATACTCGATAATGGTAAAACATTGTGGCCTTCACGCTGGCCAATAGAAAAACTTGAGGCACGTAAGCAATTTTTCATAGATAGTGGTACTCCTGCAAAGTTTTATCAGGAATACATGAATCAAGCAAAGTCTCCAGAAGACCAAATATTTACGGAGGAGGACATAAATGAAGGACTTTATAGGGGTAGGGCGAAATTTGATAGCAGTACTGATTCGTGGTATATCTCGTTTGATGATGGCAGTAAAGAATATGTCAATATTTACATCGGTGTTGACCCCGCTTCGACACTTGGCTTACGGAACGATTTTAGTGTCATTATGGTTATTGGTGTTACTGCCGAACATGATTATTACATTATTGAGTATTGGAGAGAAAAAGTGCTCCCAATGGACTGCGCAGATAAAATCTTCACAATTGTGGAAAAGTATAGACCCATACGAAGAATAAATATAGAAACAATAGCTTACCAAGAAATGCTTAGAGACTATGTACAGAAAAGAAGTAAGAAAGAAGGTAAGTTTATGCCAGGTATTGAGCAGGGAATAAAGAACTATGGCAATGTTAAAAAGAAAGATAGGCTCTGGGAGGGTTTGCAACCAATGTTTAAGGCAGGGGCTGTTCATATCAGAAAGGACATGCATGAACTTATCGGTGAGCTCCTTGACTTTCCCAAAGGGTCACACGATGACTGTATTGATGCGTTTTGGCTTGCTTGTCAGTATGCTAAAGGAAATCCTAAAGCTGGTAAGGAAAAGAAGGTGAAGAACAAAACTACAGGGGAATGGGAAGCAAAAAGAAAGAAAATTTATAATTGGATAACAGGAGCAAGAGCGTGACTTGTATAATAACTAAAATATCAGTAAATTATATATAATGATTCCAGAAGATAATAGAACAAAAGTAATAAAAGAGCGGTGGCGTAGATGGTATGATGCTCGTAAAGATTGGGATACGCAAGCCAGAGAGGATATAGATTTCTACTTAGGTAACCATTTTACTGCTAATGAAGCAAATGTATTAGCAGAGCGTAATCAGTCAAATACTCCAATAGATAGGCTTTATTCTGCTATTGAGCAGTTTAAAGCTATTATGACATCTAAACCTCCTAAGTTCTCTGCTGTTCCAAGAGAGGATTCTGATAACAAGCTTGCAAACGTATGGAAAACAATATTAGAATATATATGGGATATATCAGATGGTGACGAAGTTTTTAAGCAGGTTGTTCATGATTATGCTGTTACTGGTCTTGGCTATTTCTATGCCTATATTGATAGAGAAGCTGATTATGGAAGGGGAGAGGTTAAATTTACCTATGTAGACCCATTTAGAATTGTAGTAGACCCTAATAGTAGAAATAAGTGGTTTGATGATTCTGCTGGTATGATGCTCTCTACTATACTTACAAAGGCACAGCTTTTAAATTTGTATCCGCAACTTGGAGAAATTAGCGATGAAGAGGCTGGTAAGATGCTTATTGATGAAGTTGAGAGTGTTGATTATACAGACGGAGATTATCCCGATTCTACACAGGAATATAATAATAAGTCTTTTACCCCTGATGTTACAAAAGATTACGATTATGGGACTTCTGCTTCTGATAAGTATAGACTTATAGAAAGTTTTGAAAAAGTGAAAGTTCCATACTATAGAGTGGTAGATATGCGAACAGGACAAGAAGCAGTGCTTGATGATGCTGCTTTAGAGAAGTATTTACAAGACCCAGATATAGCAAAAGCATTTGAAGCTAAACTTGTAGACCTTGTACAGGTGGTACAAACAAGAATTAAAGTAAGTTGTTGCGTAGGACAAGTTATGTTGTACGAGTCTGTACTTGATACGGATACTTACCCAATTGTACCAGTCCCGAATATATGGACTAATACTCCTTATCCAATGGGTGACGTTAGGAAGAATAAAGACTTTCAGCGATTCTTGAACAAAACTATGTCCCTTATTACCTCACATGCGCAGGCTGCTTCGGGGCTGAAACTTTTAGTACCACAAGGGTCTATACAGGATATAGAAGAACTTGAGAGGGATTGGGCTAATCCTAATGCTACTATTGAATATGATGCTAGTTTTGGAGAACCTCATTTTCCATCTCCACAGCCAATGTCTAGTGCAATATTACAATTGCCCAAGATGATTGAGCATTATATAGACCTTAATATGGGTATATTTGAAATGCAACAAGGAAATGCCGAGGTTGCTCCTCGAACATCTTCTGCTACTATGATGCTTGAAGATTTTGGTCAGAGGCGTAGTAAATCTAAACTTCGGGATATTGAGGCAAGCTTAAAGAGACTGGGAAGGGTTATATATGCTCTGTCTCGTTCTCATTATAATTACCAAAAAACATTTAGAATAGTTCAACCTAATAATGATGTTGATGAATATACAGTAAATAAGCGTCTTATTGATGATAAGTCAAAAGAGATTATGCAAATAGAAAATGATATAACACTTAATCATTTTGATATTCGTGTTATAGGTAATTCTACCATGCCATCTAATAAGTGGGGTGAATGGAATATTTACATGGAAGCATATCAAGCAGGACTTATTGATAAGGTTGAAGCATTGAAGAAAACAGA